CCACCAAGTACGATTGTTAAATTGTAATATCCCTAGATCATTAGATCCGTCTTTGTTTTCATTGTACGCGTTAGGGTTTCCGCTACTTTCGCAGAAAGCTATTCTTAGGATCCTTCCTAGATCTTTTGGATCAGTAAAGTATTCATAAAAAACATCGACATAATCTTCCATATAATAAATAATTTGATTGTGTTCTTTACAGTCTTGGTACTGTTTAAGATCGTCGGGGATTATTGGGGACGACAAAGCGCAAGCGATCAAGACTTCAGCAATCAAGTCTTACTACTTGCTAACTATTTCAAGATCTAATTCAGATAACCTAGTAACGCCGATAGGTAGATCTTTTGAAATCCAATTACCTTCATCGTCGTTATAGATCATCTTAGTTTTGATCCCGTCATTTTCTAAGCCAACTAATTTAGCCATACATTTATTATAATCTAAGATTTCACTACTTTTCTAAATTTATTAAATATTCAGAAGTTATGCCGTGTCCGTCTTTACCAAATAGAAGGAACTGACAAGGACGTCCCATGCTTGCTAATTGTTCTTGTGCGAAAGTGTTATAACTTTCTGTAGATCCATTAACCCAAACCCTAGTGTCGTTAATATACATGGTTGTCGGTGTATGATAATGACCGCAGACCGCATGATCAAAGTCTTCCATTAGACCGTTACTGGCTAAAGCCTTCCAACCTAAGATCTTTTTATTATATCCATACCAAGGAAGACCACCAAAGCCCCTAATCTGATCCCCATGAAATAGAAAGAATTTAAGTTTCTTACCAAGATCAGCTATCGCATACCAGTTTCGTTCGCCTTCCCCGTCAGGTATATTAAAATTAATTCTTTTTTCTTTTTGATACGCCATATCTAGAATTCTGTAAAGCATTCGATCTGCATTAGTTTCAGGATCATAATTACGCCTTGATTTACCACCTAACGCACCATGATTACCTATAACTAAATGACAGTCCACTTCTTCAAATTCTGCTAATAACTTATCTAGAAAGCCGATCATAATCCGTGGTGCGTCTATTGTTACTTGTCTATATAAAGAACTATCTATTAAATGTTCCTGACCTGCGAAGATCAATTCGCCTTCAACAATATCCCCTAGGACTAATACAGCTACTTTCTTAACTGGAAAAGACTTACGCTTGATCCTAGCTATATTAATGATCTTATCTGCGTACCTTAAAACGCGTTCTTCTGCTATCGCTGTATTATAATCAGGCGTCACTTTGGCTAACTGAACGTCTGATAACAGGGCGATAGCTACTTCTTCTGATCCTTTTCTTTTATCTCTAGGCGGTACTTTGACTTTTGGTATTTCAATTAAAGAAAGATTATCTTTAACAGCCATGTAAACAGCATTGACTAGATCTTGTTTTTTATGTTTAGCTTTTTCTAATGATTGAAGTGTTCTTCTATTGGTTGCTTTAAGCTCTCGATTTTCTCTTTCAAGTTTTTCTGTGTGTTCTATTTGAAATTCGTCAACTGTTTTCGTTTTGCTTTTTTTCTTTGTCATAGTGTGTAAAGTACCTTTCTATCGAATTTCTCGAAACCTTCCAATCGCAACCGTCTTCAGCTATTAACCAATCTATGATCGCTTGTCTTCTATAGCCCTGATCGTAGCTTTTTTTGGCTTGTTCCCACTCGTTAAAAGCCTTGTCAGTTTTAAGATAGTATTTAGTATTGGACTGATGAACAAGACTATTAGGATTGTCTTTAATAAACTCATCAAAAGATTTTGACATACGTCAGCCTTTCTGTTGTCTAATCAAAGTCTAATAGATTGGTGCTTAGATCCTAGTATTTATCTAAGATATTATTTCAATATCGATAAAACCAATATTGATATAAGACCTAAGACAGGATCCGCATACGTGATCCCTTTTCCATTTATTATGTCTAAAAAACCTTTTAGAAAATATAACTGATCCGTCTTTAAGATCTTTGGGATCTAAATACTTTCCGCAGTAGGATAGATCCTGATCTAAGATGTGAAACTTTCTTAGGCGATTACGTTGATTGTCATAATCGCCGTGAAATTGTGTTTTAGCAACTTGCATTAAGCACGAAACCTGTAAGCCCTTGAAGATCTACTAGCACGATTAGGATTAGTAATTGTATAATATGTTCCGTTGCTATCCATGGAAAATGTTACATCTAAATTAAATAATCCGAAAAATTTAGTAATAGTTTTGTCAACACCACCCCAAGCGTTAGTAGATAAGGTTTTGTTAATAGGTGTAATAACATTATTATCACAGCTAGTAAAGATACCGTATTTTCCAAGATCTGTTCTGATCATGCTGAATAAGTCTAAGTCATAGTCTGTTCCTGTTCGATCAACTATAGTATATGTTATTCCTTCTTTTGCTGTTGGTGTTGGCTTGATTGTTATATTCATTTCGTTTCCTTTCAAAGTTCTTATATATATTATCTTAATCTTAGATTAAATATAAAGCGACTTTTAATATTAAAAAATGACTGAAATACTACTACATATAGTATGTTTTAAATTATTTTAAAGTTTTTTTATAAAATTCTGTTTTCTTTGACAAAAAAAGGCGCCGAACTTTTGTTTTACATTAAGACCGTAATCAAGGTAGCAACCGATATTCCCGCTATGATCCAACCGTAAATTTCTTGTCTTGTTGGGCGTGTCGCTAAGTCCTTTTGTATTTGATCTAGTTTTTCAAATAATTTTTCTATGTCTTTCATTACCTTATTAATCATCTCTTTTTGTGTATAGCCGTTATCCGTCATGCGATAAACTACCATATTTACAATTACAGATAGTAACGTAGGTACCCTTCTTGTTTTTTTTAGGTTTACAAGATGTCATCTTTATCGATCCAGTCCCATTCTTTTACTTTTGCTAAGTTTCTTTCTATCTTATCTATTTTAAAGATCATAAATAATACAATCTTAAATATAAAATATATGGAAACAGTACCCATGAAAAAATTTTCCATTGTTATTCTCACTTTCTAAAATTTATTGTTAATAGCCATATTATTAAAGATCCTAGAATGGCTAGTCCTATGATCTGACGGGCGGATCCTGTCATCGAAAACCATGCAATAAAAAAACCTAGAATTGTGAACGTCTGTACTAGCAGTTCTTTAGTTAGTTTTTTGATCCATGATCCAACCCATTTAAAAACTTTTATTATATTTACATTAGGTGCGTTTAATTTTTTTAAATTAAACTTCATTAAATATTCCTTCTGAAAGGGATCGCACTAGCACTAATGATCTGACTAGCTAAGATAACTGGGACAACTGTTTCCCTGCTCTTAGCTTTCTGATCTTCAGACATATCCGATCCTATTTCTCTTATGTTGATTTCTTTGAAATCTATATCAATAATAGCACCGAAAGGATCAGCTATAAATTCTTCTACCTGAATTTCTGTAACTACATCAGCTAAAGTGTAATTTTCAACGTCAACGTTATCAGCGTTTGTCGCACGATCTATAAACTGTTCGACTGCTTGTTTAATATTTTCTTCTTTTTCTGCTTGTTGTGCGATTATCTCAACATCTTCTGCACCTTGTACACCTAAGACATCGGCTACAGTTTCTTTTTCTTTGACGGTTAGTGTTTTCACTTTTTCAACTTTAGTTACTTCGTTTACTACTGCTTGTATAACTTGAACTGTCTTTTTATCTGCTACAGCCAATGACTGTACTTCTATTGTTTGTACCTGCTCTAATACTTCGATTTGTTCTTCTGTTTCAAGTTCTTCAACGAATTCTATAATTTGTTCTTTTACTTCTTCTTCATATTCAATTAGTTCATCTTCTGTAAGATTATCTATTTCTTCTTGATCTAATACTTCTAAAACTTCATCTAGATTTACTATCTCTTCTATTACTTCTTCAACTACGGCTACAACTATTTTTACTTCTTCTTCTGTTAGATCCTTAACTTCTTTTTCTTCTATTAGTTTATAATCTTCTTCTGTAATTTCTTCAGGTAGTATTTTTTCTATTACTTCTTCTATTACTTCTTCTTTAGTTTCCACTTCAACCAAAGTTTCGTCGATAATCTCTTCAACAATATCGATTGGATCTTCTTCAAATATCTCTTCATCTTCAATAATAATTTCTTCTTCTATTACAATATCTTCAATTATTATAATTTCTTCTTCAATGATTTCTTCTTCAATGATTTCTTCTTCAATGATTTCTTCTTTTATAACTTCTTCTTTGATAATCTCTTCTTCTACAATTTCTTCTATTATCTCAATGTCTTCTATAGGTATAGATATTTCTTCTTCAATTATAATTAAACAGTCGCCACGATCTATCTGCGCATTAGTCATATAACAGCCGAATTCTTCTTCGTTTTTTTGTCTTTCTATATCCCTATCTAATGTTCCGTCGTTGACTTGATCTTGGGTGTACTCGACTTCTTTATCGCCAATTTTTACTATGACTGGGGGTAAAGTTGTAGTCGTCGTTGTTGGTGGTGGGGGTGGTGGGGCTAACGTAGTCGTTGTAGTAGTTGGCGGAATTGTAGTCGTTGTTGTTGTCGTTGTTTTCGTTGTAGGCGGTATAGTCGTCGTTGTAGTACTCGTAGTCGTAGTCGTAGGCGGTATAGTAGTTGTTGTTGTGCTTGTTGTTGTTGTGCTTGTTGTTGTAGATCCACCATAATTACAAGCTACACCAACTGTTGACGTCCATTCTGAATAGCTTTGATCCGTGTCGTTATCTGCTCTAACTTTTGCGTTAAATGTTCCTGATGTGCTACCGAAAATTGTTTCCCTGTAGCTTGCAGTAAATACATAAGTTTTATACGATAAAGCAGTTTCCCAACCTGTGCTAGTTGCTACAGCGTATGCGTTAGCTGTACCGTTTTCATTTACGTCAAATCCTATCGCATATCTTTCAGGTGGGCTACTTTCAAATCCGTCGCTTTCTTGAAAAGTAACAGTTATTTCCCCATTAGTACTGTTACAAGCTATAGATATGTCATACGGTGTCTGTGTCGGTACATGATCCGCATAAACGGGGACAGGATAAATTAAGTAGCCAACTAAAAGTAATCGAATAAGTGTATTAAACCGATAGATCACTTAAATTCTAACTAAAGAATTATGCGTCGAAAGTTGTTGCAGGCTTGTACTGCTCTAACGCATGCTGAAGGACTGTCAGACTTGATGTAGCGAATGAAACCATTAACACTTGTATAATGTCCGCGTCAATAATTCCGCTCTGCGCACTAAGATAAACGCCGATCGCTGATTGTAATCCAGTTCGTAAAGCCTTTACGAGCATAAATTTCCAATATGCTTTCCAATCTTTTTTAGCCATTATTCTTCTTCTACCTTTCCGAATTGTCTTTTATTAAAGTGCTTACACTTCTTATTAAGACATTTCCACGCACCTTTTAAAAGGATTAATTTTACATTACATGAAGGACAACTTACGTCCATTGTCAAAAACTACCCTTCTAGGTTATGTTCTTTTCTTCTAGTTTAGCATTAAGGATCTTGATCATTCCTTTAATCTCTGATAAATCCTCTTTTATATTATTGGGGTGGATCATATCAGGGGAACTAGCGTTATTTACTTCTGATCCTAAGTTTATTTTAGTAATTTCTAATGTAACTTTTTCGCCACGATCTAAAGCGTCTGCGACTTTTGGATAGAAGTTAGTATAAGCTAGCTTACTATTTGAAATAAATCCGTCTTTTGAAACATCTAGATCCTGTTGAGTTGATCCGACCAATACACAACCCGCGCTATTCTCGTCAGTATTTCCAAGATGAAAAAGCACCCACTTAAAATCAGGTATATCTTTTATTTCTAACATACCGCGATGAAAAGAATATCTAGTCTTATATCTATTATGAAAGCCACCTTCTTTACGGTATTCAATGGGATATGTGCCTTCAGGAATACAGGTTTCCCCATATACTTTAACTTCTTGATATTGATCTTCTAAGGTGTAGCACTCGAAAACACCGTCAATGAATAACATACCATTAACAGCGTCTTCGCCGAATTGAACTCGGACTAACTGTAATTTCATTATTCAGGTTTTGGGTTATCGGTTTTAACTTTGTTAATAGCTTTATACCATTCCCCAGTTTTATCGCCTTTATCTGCTGACATGTCATGGAATAAAAGATCTAATTGATCCCCTATTGATCCGTAACTTTCTTGTCTAGCAGTTTTATAACCGTTTTCTTGTTGGTCAAACTTACTATTAGCTAAATCTACAATAGCTTGGTCGTAATCTGCGTCTGTAAATTCAAGTCTTTCATTATTGACTTGCTTATACATTGGCTTTGCGTCCTCAATTTCTTGAGTTGCTACTACTGTTAGTTCTTCTAATGTTGCCATAATTATCCTTTCTATCTTATCATACTTTGTTTAATTACTTCTTTAAACCATATAAAGTGAATGTTCCACTTGCTATGTTGCTTGAATTTCCAAATATACTTACCCCATCACAAGTGCTAGTGCTTGTAAATACAAAACCACCTTGTACACCTCTTGCAAATCCAGTATCTTGTAAATGAACTTCCTCACTTGTACCAAAACTGTACTCACTAGGATTATTGAAGTTAAATAGGTATATAGTTGCACCACCACCTGTACCTGATGTTGAACTTTCTATTGTTCCCATAATTGCATAAGATGTACTATTTATTGATGAAAAATTTTGAAAAGCAATATCTGAATTTAAACCTTTTCTAGCTGTATCATAGTTTGCTGTTGTATTTGGTGTACCACTTTCTGTAACTCTCATTTGTATAAAACTATCTGTTACAGGAACTATTCCACTAATCTTTACCATATACACATCATAAGTGCTATCAATACCT